CTCACCATTAAATATCTATCGGAAGATATTTTTAAGACCATTTAAGTCGTTCCACAAATCTTCTGAATAAGTAGGGAGTGAGTTCACTTAAGGATCCAAATGGTACATATCGATAATCTGGAAAGTCTTCACCCATACTTAAAAGTTGGGCAATTTTATATCTCGTGTGTGGACAGGTTCGTGCGTGTTTAATATCTTCTGAATTGTGTGTCGCCAAGAGAGTATGTACATTGTCACCCGCACCGAGGGACATATTGAGACCATCTCTAAATGATTTGTCTACGGCTGCTTTGTTGGAGAGGAGACCGCCCTGCCTTCCCAAATACGCACCGCGCACCAATTTGACTCCAAGTTGTATCCCATTCTTTTCCGCAGCGCGAAGGTCTAATTCAAGTTCTTTGAGTGCAGTGATTCGATACATCTGATATGTTTTGAAAACATGGGGTTGATACTTATTGAATTCTAACATCATGTCGTATGTTTCGTTGGGATACAATACATCTTCAGCGTCAATACAAATCTGACAATTATTATTGATTCCATGTTGGATGAGTTTTTTCATGTGAGCCACTGCCAAATGCGGTGAGCTTCTTGAGCCAAATGATGTCATTTTTAGGGCAAACATTGAACCTGGTACAGTTGTCATCATCTTCATATTAATATCACTAACGTGCTGTGCGTCCATGGGATCACAATTCTCTCTGGCATAGTCTAAAATAACTTTGGATCCTGACCTGTACACATCCCTAATAACTTTTGGTAATTCATGGTTTAGAGCGGCATAGCGGAGCATATCTTAAAGATGTGCCACATTTTTAAATGAATGGAAACGAGGGCGCTCATAACACAGGTACTTCTCCCTCGCATTAGACAACTTGAGGAAGAGCTGGCCACTCTCCGAAGGCACACATGGCCATACATTCAAGCCCAAAAGGAGGCGAAGGGGTTAAGAGACTGGGAAGAATTTAGAGACTTTTTCAAAAGCCTGGACGATGACACAGTTTTGGAACTCTTGAGACTCAAAGCGAAACTCTCAAGAAATCCAGGACTTCAGGGAAGGGAGATTGATATGATTATGAGATTGCGAAATAATTTTTGTTAGTGTATAGTAAATATGTTACCTTTGATATATCCTCTTCTCGCAATATTTACTATGAAAAAGGCAGCCGAAGATGAGCCCCTCTCTATGACTATGTTGTCAAGTTTGCTCTCATGGCTCTGTTGCTCTTTCATGATAGCATATGGAGCTTCAAAAAGTCCAATCAAAACACCACCTATTTTGGCGATTATGCTTGTCTGGTGCTGCTGTAGTAGTTCAGCCACAAGTAGCCTTGTAAATGATACGATAAAACGCGTCAAAAAACTTTCAGCTTAGAAAAAGTCATCTGTGCGATAAAGCTTTACTGCGTATGAACCAGTTTTACCGGTCACTGAAACTGTTTCATTCCCATAAAATTCTTCGCATCCAATGTCTTCCATACAATCTCTCGCATTATGGGTGATTGGTACGGAATAGAGATTTTCGCCACCGGTTGTTGTATAGTAATGATAGCGATCGCGACGCCCCCGCACCTCTTTACCATAGAGTGGGAGAGTCTCCCCATTACCTGTGATAATGCCCATTTGCTGCATAAAGCCTGGTTTATATTTCTTTATTGGAGCGTCTCTAAATTCCGGTTCCCGACGAGTTTGTTTTGGTCTAGGTTGGAGTGGAACACCGACTTTTACGGGCACTTTGACAATCCTGGGATTTTGAATTAGGTAGATAACAAACACAATAAGAATGATTAAAGCAAACCACAAAAGATCATTCTTAGTTTTGTTCTTAATCTTCATTTATATTAGTTAAGGAATATTATTTACATAAAGACATGAAGATTCTTGCAATAGATATTGGATATCATAATATGGGTCTTGTCCTTGCCGAGTCCGGCAGGGGTCATAAGATTGAAGTAGAGTTTATGAAGAAAGTGAGTCTTGAAGACTATAAGTACATCTATTCAAACGATATTGTCGATCTTGTTCCTTTATTTGTAGACGCACACAAATATATTTTTGAAGCTGCCGATACAATCTTAATTGAGAGACAACCCCCTGGTGGTTTTACAAATATTGAAGTACTTCTACATTACATGTTCAAAGATAAAGTTGTTTTAGTTTCACCTGTGAGCATGCACACACATTTTGGTATGAGACATTTAAACTATGATCAACGAAAAGAAAGTGTGGTAAAAATAGCAAATAAATATTTAAAAGAAGATATTCCCTATGATAGAAAGCATGATATAGCCGACGCATTATGTATGATAATTTATCATAATTTTAGAGTATCGGTACATTTCTTTGACCAATTTAAGTTTGGTGGGTCTCGACTCTAATAATTTCTAATGCATTTGCCACTGACTCTAGTGCATCAAACATTGTAGCTACGTTACGATTCTTACAGCAATTTCTAATCTTTTCAATGTTGTACTCGAAAGATTTCTTTTCTTTTTCTGATCGTTCCTTCATAGTCTCTATGATCTTGGTAAGTCTATCAATTTCCGAATCATATTTTTGTGTTATAACTTCAATAGCTTGATCCATTTTGACAATTTCTTGTTCATACCAATCAATGTGACGTTTGAGAAGATCTCGTTTTACATGAGATTTTGTTTTATTTATTTGTTTTTCAATTCTATCAATTTTATCATCAATAATTTGAAGATTGTTTAAATATTTTTCGTGATGAAAGTTCTTTGCACGTTCGTGTTCTTGAATTTGTATTTTGATATCTTGAATAGTCCCCATTTTGTTTTGTGATATCATCGTCCCAAAACTTTATACCGAGCATGCGTTCGTGATAGTCTATGATCATTTTCAAAGTTTTTGATCTTAGACCACCAGTGATTTTATCTTTGATTTCCGTCCCCTTGTAAAAGTTGTATTCTTTCCGAAGACGGGCAAGTTCATCTTCGCGCCAGTTGGTCATGTTTACTTTGGAACTTTGCCTGACATCAAGTCTCTTAGGTCGTCAATGAACGTATCAAAACGTCCTAGACGATATTGAACAAGGGCCCACAAAAAGAAAAATACCGTTTTTGTGAGGTTATTTACGTCATTATCTTCCATCTTGTAGATTGGGGAGACCACTCTGTGCATAAAAGTCTCTTCCTTCTGCTGACCAGTCACATACATCTCAGCCTGTGTCAAGGCACATGTATCATCATTGACTGACCAATGATAGAACAAAAATGGAATAAGTATAGAATAGAACTCGAGGTTGCGACGGTCATTTGTAAAAGGAACCACGAGAATACCTATGAGAAAAACAAGATGAATCCAGAATATTATATTCATCTATTATAAAATGACCCAAGAAAATTTTGACGATCAAATGATCAAGCAGAAAGAACTTGAGCATCGTCGAGATAGTTGGAACGAACAACACGAATCTATACTGCGTCAATGGGGTGAGGCGTCTGGGTGCTACCGCTTCATGCATCACAGAGCATTTATTATGTACAAAGGATTGAGTATGCGTTTTACTTTACCTGTTATTGTACTTTCAACAATCACGGGTACAGCTAACTTTGCTCAGGAACAGTTTCCAGAAAATCTTCGTGGTATGGTACCATCTGTGATTGGCGGTCTCAACCTTATTGCTGGTCTCGTTGCGACAATTATGCAATTCTTGAAGATCAACGAGTTAATGGAGAATCACAAGGCGGCGGCACTTTCATTTGGTCTCTTGTCAAGAAATATTAGGTTAGAATTAGGTCTCGCACGCGAAGAACGTAGCACGGATGGTTTAGAGTATGTTACCAGGTGTAAGAATGAATACGATCGCCTCATTGAACAGTCGCCAAGTGTGCCAGCGAGTGTCCTCGCCGAATTTGAAAAGGAGTATCCACTTGACAATGTATTCACAAAGCCAGAAATCCTCGATGTTCGGGCAATCCCCAAGTTGAAATTGCCAGGCTTCACAAACATTAGATCGGGTGGTTCGAGTGTCATCTCCGAAACAACAAAAGGTGGACCATTTTCAAGATTCGGAGATCTTATGAAGGGGCGGGAAGAATATGAGACGAAAACAAATATTCTTAATGAGATGAGTGAGGAAGAAGAAGAACTCAAATCAGTGGTCTCTGAAGAACCGACAGACGTCGAGCAAGGTACACCAACAGAATAAGCATGATCATATTAGTCAAACC